TCAGGAGAACCATTCTCAGCCTCATGAAATGGCATAGAATGTCGTATTGCATCTACTACACAACCACATACTGCACGTATATCATCAGGCCACATTCCCTCTGCAAGAGATTGATTCTGTTCTACAGTTTCCCAACAACCCTGAACAAAACCATAAAGGTACGTTGTTGGATACCAATATGGAGTAGCTCCGTCTGGATGAGCATTTATACTCGTTGCAAACAATAAAGCTACCCCTGTCAATAATATTTTAAATTGCATCTTTCGGATCTGGTTCTTGTTCATTCATTTGCATTTTCATTCTCATCAATTGTACTTCTTCCATAGAACACTTGAAAGAAACATCATAAACAATTTGAGCATTCAGGGGGTCAATAGGTTGTTTATTGAAGTCATTCATAAATGTCTCATAGTCATAATCCATTGACATAACATCTACAATGCATTTACAAAGATTAAATAAATGCTCTGGTGGATATTTAAAACGAACAGCAGAATCATGAGACATTCGGGTAAAATATAAAGTTACCCAATAGTTTCTTTGGTCATCTGTCCATGTACTGATTTTTTCTGTCACGTTATCCGTGACAACCACTGGTGGCGGAGTTTCTTTAGGTAAGCAACCAAAGAAAAACAGCGATGCACCAATAATGAATATTTTGGTTATAGTGCTCATGCAGCCCTTTTTGATTTATGGTTGTTGTAATCCCGAATAGACTCTCTAAGTAATTCGGTATAATCATCCACTCTTTTAGTGAATGTTTGAGGTATTCCATCATCGGGAACTGCAAAAATTATTATTTGATTACAATCTATTCCTGTACGTTCTGTAAACATCTTTGCATACGCCGTACCTTGGATAAAATAGTTTTCAATCCACTCTTCTTTTTTCGCACTATTGGATGTCTTGAAATCCACCACGGATAATCTCCCATCCCATTCGGCAATCATGTCTACTGCACCAGCTACTCCAAACTCATCTGAGTAAAGATAATCTTCAATGCAATATATCTTACCTATTTTTTGTTCTAACTCCTGTATTGCTTCTAAAAACAAATACCACACGCCAGGATTCTTGGCGATTGCATCTGTCCTAAACTCATCTACATCCGTTATTTGATTCAAGAAGTATTGTTCCAGTAATGAATGGAACTGAGTACCCCTTGTGGTTGAGCGTTTAGTTATACGATTCGCTTCTTCGTTACCTACACGTTTTCTCCACTTATATATGGCCTCTTTTCCTCGTATTGATAGTATTGTTGTTATTGACGGATATGTATTTCCTTGTTCGTTTACGTAATGTCTCTCTCCTGCAATGTTTTGTCTACTTAATTTTGGTATTCCTTGTACTTCTATATGTTCATATCTTTTTAGTATCACCTTATTATTCCTTCTTTGTATTCAACCTTCCCAGCAGTTTTCATTGCAGTCATGCATTTCTTACGATTGTCCATAAGATTGTAACTACAATGTACCCAACCACTGTTTGGGTCTTTTCCATTATAAAATTCCAGAATTAACTGATCGAATTCAAGATTATCCCGAATCCACTCTGCAAGGTCTGGGTTAGACACACTGTAACTTTCAAAGTCAGCGGCCTGTCCATGACAATGTTGACTCCTTTCGGAACCACCCACTGCCTTATTCAAGTCTGGGCTACGATAGCCTGAGTTCACTGTTATGACTCCAAATTCATCCCTGACAGGTTGAAGTATATGAATCGCCAAATGAGTCATGTTTACTAGATGTTCAAGGTCTTTTGGAGTATTGTCTATACCAGCTCTTTCTGCTGTTGCAGATTTTGTTAGTTCTCGTAAACTAAAATTTTTAGATAATCTAATCTGCATTTGACTCCTTTTTCTTTCTTGGTTTTCTAGGTTTCTTAGTCGCTGGTTTTTCAGCTGGTTTCTTTGGAGTCCTTTTTCTAGGAGCTCTCTTCTTCACTTCTTTTTCCAAAAATTCATCTGTAGTTTCTGGAACTTTCGGTTTTCTAGGAGCTCTTTTCCTTTTAGGTTTTTCTACTGGTTCTGGTTCTGGTTTGGACTCCTCTTTCAAATCACCCCAAAACCATACTTTGAATTTTTCCCAAACACTCATGATTCCTTTTCTTTAAAATAATTTTGTAAATCAATATAATCTCCAACAAACTCACCATCAATCACAATTTGTGGAACTTGTGTCGATTTAGTTTGTTTCATTAAGTTACCAAAGAATCTTTTATCTGCGTTTATCACAGTATACTTCAAATCCTTTTCATCTAATAACTTTTTAGCACTCTCACACTTCTCACAATCTGGAATTGCTTGATGTCTAATAATTACGTTACCACTTAATTCAACATTCATCTCAATCTGAATCTCCTAAGTGAGTATTATATTTTTGAACGATATATGACCTGACAAGTCCACTACGAACAATGTCACCTATATCAAATTCACATAAATGGAATTCTTTCATTTCATTAATAATCTTCATGAATTTTCCAAGTCCCTCTTTCTCTCGTTCCTTAGTTAAGTCTGATTGGTCAAAGTCACCACAAAACATAATCTTAGAATCTTGACCAACTCTTGTCATAATAGTATCAAGCTCATGAAAGTTGAGATTCTGACACTCATCAACAAGTATGATTGCATTGTCCACTTAGAAAAGATGTGGACAAAAACATCATAGAACCTTGTTGTCTTAATCTATCATATAGAAAATCAAACTGGTCTGGCGTGGGCATTTTAAACATGAACCTCACCATATTATCGTATGGAACTTGATATAATGCTGATTTATCTTCCTCATCTCCAGGCAGAAAACCAATCTCTCTGGTCGATATCAATGACCTTACCACATAAACACAATTGTACGGAGACTTTACATCTAAAACTTCTTTTAAAGCATGATACAAAGTCACGAATGTTTTACCTGTTCCAGCTGAACCATATAGAAATAGACATTTACCTTTTTTATATTCTTTTATGACTTCTGTTTGATTCTTGGTGATACCTTTGATATCAACCATGTCATCTAACTTAATTGTGTGCTTTTTACTCATACATCTATTGTACTGCCTGGGTTATTCTTTTTAATTTCCTTCAGACGATCTTTCCACCCATCAGAAGTATGTCTCTGCCATCCATCCCTCATTGAAATCATAGAAGGAATTTGTGGAATCAATTTGATTTCGCCAAAACAGAGTCTACATGGAACTTTGAGTGGGGTTTCACGTTCTGCTACTTTGTGGAACTCTTCCCAAGAGCTGCCACAATCTTTACATTCATACTGATAAGTTGGCATTATATTATCACCTGTTCATGTTATGCAGCCAAAAACCATTCTGGTTCTTGATTGTTTTTCCAAGTTGCAAATCTCTTCTTCTCTAATATATAGTAATTTCTGTAAGCTTCAACTGTATCTGATTTTTTACAGTAATCAGGCATACATTGTGGGGGGTCTACCCATCCATTGTCCTTAATGCTCTTTGGGGGAAACTTTAGAATACCATTGAGTTTTTCCCATGATTTGTGAACTTTTCCATACCTAATGCCATACTCTATGTTCAACTTTCTGAACAATCGAAACAACCATTTGTAATGTTGTTTCGATGAACGTGTCCAGATTGTGGATGGATGATTTTTATGTGCAATTTTATATAAATTAGGATTTGCATCATCACCATCGAGAACTCTATGTGCTGTAGATAATAACTGAGCATATTCCAGTATCATCTTGACACAATGTTTATCACAGTGCATTCTTGCAGCTGTTTGAGGATTAGGATGTAGGTAAAATATATTCATAATTTATTTGTAGAAGATGTGATCTCCAATTCTTCCAACCACTGGATAAACCTTTGACCATCTTGGGCTTACAGCATACGTATGATAGTACCTTGCTCCTTCAGTAATGTCAAGTCCTTTCGTTTTGATTGCGTTATAAGATTCAATTGCGAGATATGCAATTTTGTCAGCTTCTTTATAAGCTCTTTTGTTTGCTACATTATCCACTTTACCATCACAGTACCAACTGAATTGGCATCTGTCACGTTTGGGATGACCACTTGGCCAATGAATACCTTGATAGACAACCTTACAAATCGTATTTGGAAATTGTTTATCATGTACTCTATTTAAAGTTACCATTGCAACGGCAAACTGTCCTGCAAATGGTTCGTTTCTCGCTTCGAAATATATGTTTCTTGCAAGACACTCTCTTTGTTTTGTTGCTTCCATAGCAATAGTATTGTAAGTCCATTTTGGAATTACGTCATGATTGACACTTGCATCTGCGACTGGCTCTGCAAATATTGTCAAAGAAAATAACAAAACAATGCTTATGAAAATATGTTTCATATAACCTTGTTCTTCGTGACCCTCAATCTCTATGATTAAAATAGGGAACATACTATAATTCACTTCGGCGGATCGTTTAACCGAAATACATTGCTAAATTTTGAGGGGGAATTGTTATAGTTGGACTAGGTTGCCGTCCTCACATCCCCGACTCTGGTTTTGCATTTTTGACTCCCTATAAAAAGACTGTATTATATTTATACACGTATGTATTCATCATTCCACCCAAACGCTTCCTTCACTACAGCTGAAGAAAATCCTTTGTATACTTGATGTAACTTCTTGTCTTTTGTATTGATAAGAAGTTCTGCTTCACTTTCATGAAGTCCCTCAAGTACCTGAACAAACATCATTTCTCTACGTGTAGTTTGAAGACTATCATTACCACCTTTGACATAATGAAACAATTTATTATAAATGTTTATCAGACGAGTATGTTCTGTACCCTCTGGAGCTTCATTAGGAACATAAGGTGGAGCTCCTTCTGGTAATGCAGATTCAATCGCTGGGTCAAAGGACCATTTACAGATTGACCTTAGTGCCGGTGTATCATTATCTCTCAGTATTTTGATTTTTTGTGCCTTTGTCTTGGCATTATTTACTTTTGTAAGTACATCAGACAAAAGTGGTTCATATGTTTTGACTGCCATTAGAATTCTCCTATTGAGTCCATTAAATTACTAAGTCGTTTTTCAACAAAAAAGTTCAAGAGATTTGCTCTGGAACCTTTTGGTTCTTTTCTATATTCCTCCCAAATAGAATCTGATAGTTCTTTCGGGGTATGTTTCAAATCAATCAACTTCTCATTTCTATGGAAATTTCTGATTTCTGTATCTGTTCTACCATTCAACTCGGCGTTGTGTAGAACAAAATTATCTATGTATTTTTTAGTGATGGGTTTCTGTCTGACTCCATTCACAATGGAATCATCAGCTGATAGAATATTTGGAATACCATCACTCTTATCACCTCTCAGAATATGTTCAAACAAATAATGAGATGGGTTTTCACCATTAACTAATTTCTTTGTAATGGGACTCCATTGTTGTACATTTTTTTCATGTAACTGAATGAAGTCTTTATCACCAGATATAATTATAGTTTTTTCGATTTGGTATCTACAGAGTACACCAATAATATCGTCTGCCTCTGCATTTTCAACCTGAATAAACTTATAAGGAAAAATCTCTCTTAGTTCAGTCTTGAGTGTTTCAAAACACCCAAAAATCTGAGTCCAGTTAAGAGGAGATTCTTCTCTGGTTGTTCTTCTACCAGCTTTGTATTGTGGGAAATAATCTCTACGCCACGAATGTCTATCGTCACAACATAAGACTAATTCGCCATATTCATCATGGTAGTTCTCCCTGTACATACGTAGACTGTTCAGAACTGAATGACGAACAAAATCCAAATCAGCTTCGGTCTGTCCCTTTTCCATAGACATCATAGTAGATGCCATCATTATTTGAGATAAATCAACTAATATCATAATTATACATGGGGTTCAGTGTGTCCGTGAGACTGCTCTGGTTTCACGTTGTCAGTATGACATTTATTATGTTGAACCTTTTTCTTAGGCCAGATTGCAACATAAGCCATTGAGGTAAAACAGATCACCGCCACGATGACCATGGCGATGAACATCATCATAAAAATCATTTCTTAGGTCCGTATAAGGATTTGGTTACACCAATTAAGAAAATAGCAGAAACCCCAATACCACAACCAAATATGATTGCACTATTGGGGTCATTGAAGAAGTCAATCAGTAACATCTTCTCTACCTGTTTCTATCACTCTAAAGGCTCCAAGAATGGAAGGAACCCAAAGACCGACATAGATTCCATAGAGTTTTGCATCTGGACTGTCCATAAAGAAGAACAGATAGATGGATAGTGCCAAAGATAATACAGTGGCAACAAGTACATATATGTGAGATGGTTTCATTTTTCCTTTCATTGTTATCCTAAAATAAGAAACTTCTTTATTTTAGTTTCATAAAGAATTTAATAGGTTTTCGGGTTTGGTGATATCATAAGGATCATCATCAAGTCCCATTTGATTTATGCCGTCTTCACGCCATAGTTTTTCGACTTCCATATCGTTGACTACCATAGCGTATCTCCAACTACGATAACCAAAGTTTTGTGCTGGTTTCCAAACCAACATATTCATGTCTC